ATGCCTAATGGACAACTGCATTCTGGCAAAACACATGGTAAAACCAGCCAAAGGTTGTATCATCTAAGTGAGTTATCAGTAACAGCAAAGAAGAAAGCCAGTGGCACTCGCAAAAAGTCAAAAAAGTCTTAAAAAATGGACTAAACAAAAGTGGCGTACTAAGTCTGGTAAGCCATCTACTCAGGGCAAGAAAGCTACTGGGGAAAGATACTTGCCTGAAAAGGCTATAAAGGCGCTAAGTGCGAAAGAGTACGCGGCGACAACGAAAGCAAAACGCAAAGCGACTAAGAAAGGCAAGCAAGTTTCTAAGCAGCCGAAGAAAATAGCGAAGAAAACACGGCGGTATCGTAAGAAATGAGCGCAGTTGCACCCAAACGGGCGTACAACATGCCAACACCGTCGCTAGACAACACAGACTTAGAGCAATTACTTAAAGTATTGCCTACACTATCGCCGAAAGAACAACAAAACATACTTCGTGACCTAGAAGACTACGAAACTCTGCTGTCAAAAGAGAAATCTAAGACAAATTTCTTGCAGTTTGTAGATAAAATGTGGCCTGACTTCATTATGGGGCGACATCATAGGATTATGGCAGAGGCTTTTGAGGATGTAGCCAGTGGTAAGTGCAAAAGACTGATTGTTAACATGCCACCACGTCATACTAAGTCAGAATTTGCGAGTTATTTGCTCCCAGCATGGTTTTTAGGGCAATTTCCTCACAAAAAAGTAATTCAAACGTCACATACAGCAGAACTTGCCGTTGGATTTGGTCGTAAAGTGCGTAATTTGGTGGGTCAGGCGGAATATAAGGACATTTTTCCTGAAACTGCGCTACAAATTGACTCAAAGGCAGCCGGAAGGTGGAATACCAGCAAAGGTGGCGACTATTTTGCGATTGGTGTGGGTGGTGCTGTTACAGGTAAGGGTGCAGACCTACTGATTATCGACGATCCGCACTCAGAGCAAGAAGCAACGCTGGCTGAGATAAATCCAGACATATATGACAAGACTTACGAGTGGTATACGTCTGGCCCTAGACAGCGACTCCAACCGGGCGGTGCTATTGTTGTCGTAATGACAAGATGGAGTAAGCGTGACCTAACAGGCCAAGTGCTCAAATCCAGTATGCAGCGTGATGGCGAGGAATGGAGAGTGATTGAGTTTCCAGCCATCATGCCTTCTGGTAACGCGCTGTGGCCTGAGTTTTGGTCGCTAGAAGAATTAGCAAGTTTACGTAATGAGTTACCACATAGTAAGTGGATGGCGCAGTATCAACAAGAACCGACAAGTGAAGCGAGCGCGATTGTCAAACGAGACTGGTGGAAAGTCTGGGAAGGCGAACGACCACCGCCTTGTGACTTTATATTGATGTCATGGGATACCGCGTTTGAGAAAAACAACCGAGCTGACTACAGTGCGTGTACTGTGTGGGGTGTGTTTTACCAAGCAACCGACCATCCAGAAGAATACGAGTCTGAAGAAGAATACGACAGAACCAAACAGAATTTAGGTGTGCCGCAGCCAAACTTAATATTGCTAAATGCAATTAGAGACAGGTTAGAGTTTCCAGAACTCAAGCGATTGGTAATGCAAGAGTACAAAGAGTGGGAGCCTGACAGCATTATAATTGAGAAAAAAGCCAGTGGTGCGCCGCTTATTTATGAGCTGCGATCTATGGGTGTACCTGTGCAGGAGTTTACACCGACGCGAGGAAATGACAAGATATCCAGATTAAATGCAGTATCCGATATATTTGCATCGGGTAAGGTATGGTATCCTCCGACACGATGGGCAGAAGAAGTGATCGAGGAAGTTGCAAGTTTCCCTGCTGGGGAGCATGATGACTATGTGGATTCTACGTCTATGGCGTTGATGCGTTTTAGAAAAGGAGGTTATGTCCAAACATCATTGGACGAGCCAGAAGATTATTACAGTACGAGAGAGTATAGACGATACAAAGCTAACACAAGTCGTACATTATATTATTAAGGATAAAACAATGGTAGGGCCAATAATAACAGGAATAAGTAAAACAGCAGAAGCACTTTTAAAAACACCTGCAGGGCAAAGAGCAATTAAAAGAGGAACTAAGTCCGTCAATAGGTTTCTTAAAAAAAACGCAGACGACATTAAACCACCGACCCCAAAACAACAAGAAGCAGGCAAAAGACTACAAAAAAGCATGAAAAAACGAGCCTTAAATAAAAAGGTTCAAGTAGGTGCTGGAAGTGGAGCAACAGGAGTTGCGGTAGGAAGAGAAACAAAATCAAACAACAGAAAAGGACGCACAGATTTTCGTGATATGAAAGCTAATGCTCTTAAAGAATCAAGAAGAAAAAGAGAGGATGCGTTTAAAGAAGGGCGGGTGCGAAAAACACGTAAAGAAGCAGCAGCACTTTTAAACAAAGGTGGGGAAGTTAAAAAAAGAACGAAAGAAAATAGTTTTGTAAAAAAATTCCAAGAAGATATGCCACTAGGAATTGGGAAAATATTGACACCTATTGAAAGCAGCGGAATAGGTGGGGCGTATAAAAAAATGACTAAAAAAATTGTTGATAAAGTAGCTAAGAAAAAAGCCGGTAAAAAAACAAGTAATATGCAACCGTTAAAAAAACCTAGTGTTAAAAGATTGAAAGAAAGTGAACGGGCTGTACCACGAGCTATCGGCAAAGGAATAGACAAAATAGTAGGGAAAAGAATCCCTTTAAAAGACCTAAGAAAAACTGATGCCCAATATAGAGCTGGTTTAAAAGCTGGTGGCCTAGTTAAGAAAAAATCTATTGATGGTATTGCTAAACGCGGTAAGACTAAACTAAAACGAGTTAAAGGGTAGCTCAGATGGGTAAAAAAGCCAAAAACAAAACGAAAAAATCAAAGGCTAAAGTAAAATCTAGTGTTTATATAGCGCCAACCCATCCTTTGTTTACAAAACCTACAATGGTAAAAGACATTCCGCTTGAACTTAAACGCGGTGGTTTGGTTAAAGGTATAGATGGTGTTGCTAAACGTGGTAAGACTAGAGCTGCAAGGAGCAGGTAATAGATATGGCAGACAAACCAGAACTAGAGATCGTCTTACCTGATGGAAGACCTGTATCAGAATATCAAGAACCCCAAGAAGATATGGGTACAGTTGTTGAGATAGGTATAAGTGGTGAAGGTGGACTTACTGTAGAAGTTGATTTGCCTGATGGCGAAGATTTTTACGAAAACCTAGTTGATGAATTTGACGACGAAGATAGAGACTTAGAAAAGATAGCCTCTGACTTAATGGCTGACTTTGATGGCGACCTTAGTGCTAGAAAAGACTGGCTACAAATTTATATAGATGGGTTAGAATTACTAGGTCTGAAGATAGAAGACCGAAGTGAGCCGTGGGCAGGAGCCTGCGGTGTCTATCACCCACTATTGTCTGAAGCGTTGGTTAAGTTTCAATCCGAAACTATTATGGAAACAATGCCCCCCGGTGGCCCTGTCAAGACCAAAGTTATTGGCAAAGAAACACCAGAAAATTTAGAAGCTGCTTCTAACGTAGCAGAAAACATGAACCACTATATAACGGACAAGATGCCGGAGTATCGTGGTGAACACGAAAGAATGTTATGGGGTTTAGGACTGTCGGGTAATGCGTTTAAGAAAGTTTACTATGATCCCGCTGTTGATCGCCCAGTCTCTATATACGTACCAGCCGAAGATATCGTGGTTCCCTATGGAGCCAGTAGTCTCGATTCAGCAGAACGAGTCACGCATATTATGCGGAAGACCGAAAACGAAGTTAAAAAACTTCAAGCTGCTGGGTTCTACAGCGACGTTAAGTTAGGTTCTCCTGACGACTATGAACTGGATGACGTAGAACAGAAGATAGCAGAGAACATGGGGTTCAGCGCAACCAACGATGACCGCTATAAAATATTAGAGTTTCACGTAGAACTAGACCTGAAAGGGTTTGAAGACACAGACGAAGATGGGGACGAGACAGGCATTGCGTTGCCTTACGTAGTAACCATAGAAAAAAGCTCACAAGAAGTATTGGCTATTAGACGCAACTGGGTAGAAGGTGATGACGCTAAAAACAAACGTCAACACTTTATTCATTATCCGTACATTCCGGGATTTGGTTTTTATGCGTTTGGGTTAGTACATCTACTAGGTTCATTTGCTAAGTCAGGCACGTCTTTAATTAGACAGCTTGTCGATGCAGGAACCCTGTCTAATTTACCGGGTGGGTTT